ACGCGCTCGAGCTTGCGGAGCTCCTCCCCCGCGCCGTCGATACAATTCGATTGAGTGAGATCAAGCCGGAGTTTTTCGAGCCGGCCGACCGCGGTCATAAAATCCTTCCACTCGTCCATTTGCTCGAGCTTGCGACGAGCTTCGATTTTCGTCCCCTCGGGATCAAACGTCCGCTCGTCGAAGCCCTTAACAACGGTGTAACCGTCGATCTCTTGTATCCGCGCCGTCCGCATTAGTATCTAATCACCCAATTCACCGCGCCATTATACATTCTCGTCTCGGCGACGTTATCTTTAGATCCCGGTGTAAACCATCCGGCATAAGAGACACCGTATTCGTCGGTGATACCCGCGGCGTCGATTAACGTCCCCGAAGACAATATCTCAGGACAACGTTTGCCGCTACCGCTCGCTACATTTGCCGCGCCTGGATCCCAAATAGTATATCCGGTGCCCTGTGGGTAAATGTCGTGACCGTGTCTTTGCATCCCGTCTTTTTGGATGTTTCCAAGGTCTCGCCCGGCGCCATCGGGATCGATAGCTGCCGCAGTGTCGAGCCCTCGGAGAGCTACCCCGCGGAAATCCGGAAGGATTAAATATACCCCGGCTGTGTTGCGACTCGTCCCCGCGGCGTCGTCTGCATGATAAAACGCCGACGCGGTCGGATTCGCCGAGTTGCCGCAATATACCGCGGCGTCGAGGTCGGCGTATGTAGCCCTTAAAATACCTTGCCCCGCGAGGAGCATCAATTTAATCCCGTTCGCGAGCTCGGAGTCGGAGCCAAAGCCCGTAAAATTTGTCGACCCGCACCACGCGACGACCTCGCCCGGCCAACCGAACGATTTTTTCAAAGCGTCGAGATGTTGCGACGCGTTCCATGCCTCGGGGACGGTGTCGGGTGTCAATCCCGCGTATGCCATGAGAGCTTGACGAGCGCCCCAAAGGTCATCGATAAAAAGATCGATAAACTGAGTCCCGTCCGTTGCTCCCGCGCCCGTCGCCATCTTTGCCGCCGTTTGCGGAAATCCGAGTCCGTTGGTGTTTAACGATGAGACATAATCGATCATTGTTTTTGCTCCTTACGAGTAGTTAACGAGCGCCAGGCACCACGAGTGCAAGGGCTTGTATTTGAGTACCAGAGTTTTAAAAATTTGTCGTCTTTGCGCGGGGACGTTCACCGGCTCGATAGACCTCACTTGGACGTTGTTCCACTCGCTCCACCGCCCCGCCGCGGAATTTGTATGTAAAAGCTCGAGGTAGTTGTCGGCGTAGGTCGTCGGCCCGTGCAAAAACTCAAACGGCGTCCACGTCAAACTGTTCGAGATGTTGACCGTCCCGAGTCCTTTCATCCGCAACGCCGCCGTGCACGCGGCATTATTGACGCGTACTTCCCCGCTTATCAAATATGTTTTGCCGATCTCACCGCAATCATACCGCGCGTTTGCCGTAACAAATGGATTGAGATATCCGACTCGCAAAACGCGATTTTGTCGCGTGCCTATCCCCGTAAGCTCTTTGGACAACGTCCCGATCGTCGCGTACCAATTGCCGAGCCCGGTGTCCTCCATACCCGGATCGTCGATGAGCTCGAAACCCGCATGAGAGATAAAAAACACAAAAGGCCATGTCTCTTTTGTTTGAGGTACAATGTACTCGACGGGTTGACGTTGGGTGTCGGAGAAGTACCCGCAAACAGATAAATACGGCGGAGGCCCAGCGGTATGATATCCCGCGTAAGCGATACCGGCGCCGGCGACCATCTCGATCGCAACGTATTGTTGAAACAAATCGCCGTTGACGATGAGCTCGCCGATCCCATTCGTCCACCCAGCGACGGCCGTCGTCGGTAGCGATACAGGATAATATCCCGCGTAATGGTTGCCGCCATTAGCGACCATGAGCGCCGAGGAGCTTAAAAAACTGTTGGGGTTTACCGGTGGATTGTTTTGGTAAACAAAACATTGAGTAAAACCCGCAGTGTGTAGGATGTCTTGGAGATATGTCTCCGAGCCGCTCCCCGCGATGGCGTACACTATCGCTTGCAATTGGTCGCGGCGCTCGGCTTCTGTCAAGCGATTGTCTTTTATCAGCCCATACTCATACTCGAGATCGTCAAGATAAGGCGTCGTTTGCGGGTCTCTTATCCTCGCGATGCCCGCCAAAAAAGCGCGCTCGAACTCTTCGTTAGCGGCGATCCCCTCGACGAGCTTATCAAACTGCCCATCGATTTTAGGACGCCACGCCGAGCCCTTTGGAAAGAGCTTAAGCAACGCTTGTTTGATAATCTCCTCAGACATATGTCACCGTGAGCAACCCCGCGAGCTCTCCCGCGTTGAGTTGATAGCTGTCAATCCATTGTCCCGCGGAAAGGCCGAATTGAACCTTGTCCGCGCTGGCACCGTATACCGTCAAGACGTCTTGTACTATCTCCGAGAGGGTCAACGTCGTAATGACGTCATTTCTCGTTGCCGTCGCGTCGAGCCCGTCGATAAACGGACGCAACGATCGGAGGTGCTCGTCGAGCGCGTCGGAGATGTCGCCTTTACATTGCGCTATTTGTCCCGAGTCAACGACGAGGTTTGTTATTTGCACCGGGAAAGTCCTCCGGGTTATCGACAATACAAAAAGTCTATCGTCGATAAGCCCGAGCGGCGGCCTGGCCTGCCCGGTCTCGGGGTCGTTGTTTATCGTCGCGCGTACCTCGTCGAGTAGCGCGGTGGGCGCAATGCCGTTCGCGTCGACGCTCGGGTCGGCCTCAACGTATACAGTCCGATCCCCGGGGAGGGCCTCCGAGAGACTTATCGCGTCAAATTCGGCGAAACCCGCTGCGGAGGCGTTGGAGAATAGTTTTAAATCCGTCCCGCTCGCCGTGAAGGTAACGTCGATCTTTTGCCAACTCGTCGACGTGGTCCCGAGCCACAATAACGGCCCGTCGGTTATTGTCGGGTAATACGTCCCGTCGCCGCGAGCGACACCCGTCAACCGATAATCGAGCCCGACCGTCAAGGGTTGCTGATACGCGAACGGACTATTTACGCCATTATAAGCTACCCTCAAAACCTGCAAACCTTGATATGGGTTTGTCGTCTGTTTGGTGAGCGTCGCGGAGTTACCGACGAGCCAATCGGCAACGCCGGTTTTTTCCATATTTCCGTCGACGAGAAATTCAGCGGAGAAAATCGGCCCGCCCGCGTAGGGATACGCGCGGATGACGCCGGCGACCTCTTGCGCCCACGTTCGATAATCCGCGGAGTTACCGCCGCCGCCGACGGTCTGTATTTCGTCCAACACTCGGATTCTATACGCGTCGTCGGTCTCCTCGTCGGTGCCGACGTTGGTAATGGTGGCGACCGTCCCGACCGTATCGAGCCCGGCGATTTGTGTATCGATGGTCATCGTATCGCCGACGTTGAGATTCCCGGCGATGCCGGGGTCTTGCGCGGTGACGTCCATCGTCCCCGTACCGCCGCCGCCGATGATTATCGACGAGTCGGGAAAGTACCTTTCTCCGTTGCTATCTCCGATAAACGACACCGTCGCGGGGACGCTCGTCCCCGGCGTTCCGGTGAGCGTTATCTCGAGTTGCGCGCTCTCGGCATTTTTGCGGGTTACGCCATAATTGCGACCGAGAAGATCGAGGTCGCTACCGGTCGCCGTTACAACGAGAGCTTGCAACGCCCGCTCGGCGCCGTATTTATAAAGACCGGTCTCACCGAGGGCCTGCACCGCCGAGAGGACCCGCAAAAAGGCTTTATCGGCGAGCGGGCTCGTTTGGTTGAGCTTGCTTTCAAATGTCGCGAGGTTGCGATCTTTGATCTCTTGGGTCGTCGGTATATTCAGCGGCATATCTTACAACCTCCCGCTCGCGGGGTCGGTACTCTGTACAACCCAGTTATTACCAAATTTAGTTAATAGGATTTCCGTCGGGCTCGACCCGGGGGGATAAATTATAATCCTCGTCGATATGCGATAGCTCGACGGGTTGCTCACGGTTATGTCAACGGAGCTCGCGATCCGCTCGTCGATCATCCATTGCAACGCGTTTTGCGCGGCGACCCGTACGTCGTTGAGCGTTTGGAGGACGATAGGCTGCTCGTGAGCCTTCTCGAAATCGCTCCCCACCTGCTCACTCACGACGTCGAAAAGGACGTTACCCGCCCATCCTCGACGCGTAAAAAGAGAGATGAGCGCGGCATTTTCGAGGCCGCCGTCCATAATCGGCTGCCCCCCGCGAAACACAATCTCCGCGCCGTTTTCGTCAATCCAAATGCGGGGATCGCCCTCGAATATGCTAGCCATTAGATGATCCCTCCACTTGGCATTTTGACGTTGTCGATTTTAGACGGTGTTATGTCCGCCGCCGAGGGCGTACCTAATACGCTCGGAGACGATACCGGCCCAACCGGCGCGGTCGGATGACTGTGCGCGTTGTACTTATTGACGAACGCGTTAAAATCGCTCTTTAGCTGATTAAA